TGATATAAAACATATAAAACTTCGTCTGGACTTATGTTGGGATTTGCATCATAAAAGCTTTGTGTGAGTGATGATGTGAATAACCACTGTATTCTAGATCCACCACTATTACCACCATAATCAGCAACTCCATACTCTGGATCGCCATAAAACTGTTCATCAAATACTAAATCTCGTATAGATGCACTATATCCCTTGCCTCTTAATACATTATAACCACCACCATAACTAATATCGTCATTATTAAATTTTTCTGCAAAGACGTATCCTACCTCTTGATTGTTCATATCTTATAAATAGTTAAATATCTCCAGAAATAAAGTTGTATGTAGCTGTTCCATTTGGTAATATCGTTACTCCTGGTGGTAAATTAATATTAGTGAGTCGTTGATATTCTGAAAGCTTTGAATCATATATTGTTGGTTCAACTCCCTCTGCGTAATCGTAGCGTACACTTGGTACGTATTGGTAGCGAGACTTATTTTGAGCTTCCCACTCAGTGCTCCATACACTTATATCTGAGATTGTTAAATTTGGATTGGAATTAGCTGATGTTGCTGTAAACTCAAGTGCTATTCGGGGTAGGCTTAAGTCTGTTATAGATATTTGTGTAATATACGATCCTGTGCCTGCTATAGATAGTGGGCCACTATTCCCTGGTGTTGTTACGTTGTTTGCGTTGAGTCTTACACGTCGAATAGTTGATGACTGTGTGAAACTACTTACCTCTATTCTTAACCAATAAACCCCTAATGGTAGTTGAATATTATTAATAAGATACAGTTGTTGACTAGTAGCATTATTATTAGAAAATGTCCACCCAATACCACTTGCATATTGCAGTGTTGATGTTGCCGGATCCGGATCACTACCTGTTATCCATGTATTTATTGGTGTTGATATAGATTCTGTCGGTCCTGGTATTCTGTTCCAAGTGTAAAACCAATATTGAGATCCTTCTACTCTAACATCTCTACCATAACTCGAAACACCTAAATCAACCTCAGCTGTTAATGAATTTAATCCTGATGCTTGTTCTTCTACTTGTTCAAGATTAAATTGATTTAAGTAAGCGTTTATTGATCCAGAAGTTTCTGCGATAGATCCCTCAATAAAGTCATAACTGCCAGATAAGTCTGAGAATGATTGACTAATTTGTGTCTCAAATACGTAGCCTGGTTGGTTTCTTTCTTCACCATCAGCATCCTCTATAAACCCAGCTACGGTATATAGTTCGGGAATATCTAATGATAATGTTAGTAGCAAATCCTCTACGATTGGTTTGTTTGTTGCAAATTTATTTCTCTCTAGTATAGTTGGTTCAATAACTAATCCAGTTTGTAAATTTGCTCTATATGGTACTAATTTCTTTATTAATTGGAAAAGAGAAGCATCGTAGTATCTAATTATTCTGATGTAATTATTGTAATGATTGTGTTGAGTATACTTTTTATAATACTCACTACTCAACTTATCTAAATCAGGATAATATTGTCTATATACATCTTGTGGATCACCTATAAAATCATCAATACTAATGCCACCGAATTGCTCAGCAATATCCTGATTAATTTCATTCTGTGGTGATAGGTATACACCAAGTCTTGGACTATCTGGGGGTTGTGAGTCTGTTAATGACTTTTGAGTTTTTCTGTTAGGATAAAGTAGTGTGCTAGTATTTATAGTTGGTTCAATTCTTATCTTACTACTAACACTTCTATTTCCACCAAGATCTGGCCACTCTAAGGAATGAAATTCTTTGATTGGCTCAAAGTAGTTAGATGCTGTTGGTAGAAAGTTTATAAACGATGCCGATTTAATTTGGCTAAACTGTAGTGATTGTATATTTTGATTTGGATGCTTACTAAAAATACTCGATGTTACACTTAAATCATATTTAGTGTTGTCTGATCCAAATGTTTGTCTATATATTAGGTGACTAAAGCTTGATGTAGATCCTGAGAAGGTGTTATCTAAGTCTCCTTGGAAGCTTGTTGGAGCAAGTGCGTGATTAGATATTACACTATCTTCTAGGGGGTTTGTCCAATACCTAAGTTCTTGAACTACTCCTTGAAAGTAGTTGGTATTTGACGAACCTGAGCCTGGTATATATAATTGTAGTCCATCTCCTTTACCAATATACCGTTGATTGTATGAGCTGCTTGTTGCTCCATCTATGTACAAGCTACATGATACTGTCTGTGTAACCTTTTGATAGTTTGTTTTCTTTACAATTAACTCATATGTTTGATCTGGGGTTGTTATTAAGTCAGTATCAACTTGTCTATTTAAGGTTGCCCAATGAAAGTTTCCATCAAAAACAGAACAAGATACGGACGAACTTGCCCAAACAGAACCTCCCTTTAAAAAGAATCCAATATAATCTCCAGACCCGGATTGAAAGGCTTTTATTAAAAATCTATTTGGATATTCGAGTATAATTTGTTCTCTCGTATCTCCTTCTGGGATTTTGAATCTAAACTCTATTGCATTTGGATGTCTGCCAGTTTCAATTGAAGATGTCCATGGTGATGCTATTTGTGAGAAACTTGAACCACTAGTTTGACCTACCTCTAATCCATAAAAGAATCGTTCGTATTTTAAGTCAGTCTTTGTTGTGAATTCTGGTTCAGGTCCTCCATACTCTCTTATTCTTAGAATGGTTGCTGGTAGCCCATAACAGTTGATTAATGCGCGAATGCTGCGCTCAGTTCCTTTTGTTTTTAGTAAGTGGGGTAAGTTTGCTAATACTCTTTTCCAAGTCTCTTTTACTCTATCTTCAGAAGATACTGCCGAAGTACTTGTATAATTGCCACTTGAATCAAGACCTAAGGCATATTGCCATAAATCCTCAATCATTGCTCCATTTTCAAAATCAATTCCAAGATTTTGTGATACTGCGTAGACTAGGTCTTTGCTGAATCCTTCTAGTAGTGATTCGTTACGATTATATAATTGTGTATACGCCTTTATATATGTATATATTAAATCAAAATAATGGCCAATCATATTAACAAACAACAAATAAGACTCATTTGAATCTTGTAGTTGTATGTGTTCTGGAATTGTTTTTAGTAAGCTGTTTTGATTATTAGCATCATATATACTGGCTGAGCTTATCATACCATCAAACCAATCCTCAACTTGTGAAGAGGTTACACTATATAGTGTGTATGGTTTACTGCTTGTTTGTTTTGGCCAAGTTGTTGAATAAAACTCACCAAAAGATGATGACTCATATGATTGTGAATTAAAATACAAGTGTTTTTCATAACCATCAAAAGCACCAATTAGTGATTGTTTTTTATTTCTAGCATCTGTTACGTTTTTTAAATAATAAAACGAACCAGTAACGGTACTATCAGGTAATCCAGATAACTCGTTTGTTAATTCATTAATTCGTGCATCATAGGACTCTAGTAATCCTATCTTATATCTAAAATTTAAAAGGCGCTCTTGTGCAGATCCAAAAAAAGTAAAGTTATCAAAGCGTCTATAATCAATATTCAAATTTACTCCCTCTATTAGAGATCCGCTAAGAATTTGATTAACTATTCCTTGTATATTATTTACATCTGTACCAACTAAGTCATCCCAATCTTTATAGGATGTTTGTTGATTTGTTCTATCAGTAACTAATACATCAAAATTAGGACCAGCTATATGTCTATTTGATCTAGTTAGTGTTGGGGGAATTAGAATTACATTATCTTGGATCGGATTTGACACCTCTTGAGTAAGCCAAAGAGTTGTACCAACAAATATGTTATCCGGGAGTGGTGTTGTTAGTTTAAGGATAATACTATACGGATATGCCGCTATAGTTAGATTATCTTGTATATAGTCAAAAACACCAACCCTATTTATAGGATCTGTGTAGATGTATAAATTAGGTAGAACTATTGCTTTGGTTTGGTTAAAGAATCCAACGCCAAAGAAATCTTCAAATGCTTGACTATTATTATTAGGAGCAACACGTATTTCTAACCTATCGTTACTTATCTCCTGTACTCTTAGTTTATCACCGTTACTTGATCCTAGGTGATTTCTTAGAAACCTATATGTTATTCCATATTTTCCAGAAATGTAACCTAATTTAACTAAGTCTGCTTCAGGATCAACTTGTATTGTTGTACCACTTATAGAAACTATACCTGCCTGCAATACAGATTCAAGGTATACATCGTTTATAT